AGCTGTACCTATAATAATTTGTCGAGTTGCAGCCGTTCCTCCGGCTTTAAACCTAACGCCAATATCATCGATTGTAGCAGCTTTTTTATGAATATATCGGAACAACTCAGTTGCCCCAACAGTTCCATTTAAAGCTCCTGTCAAATCTGTAACGTAGGATTGCTGCACCCCGAATCTTGGATCTGCGTAATCTTTACCCATGTTTTTATCTCCTTTATGGTTAGACCAGCAATTAAGCCGAGGTTATTTCAACGATTCGTTCAATACCTTTATTGGTACTGTTTAAATCATCAGTTGCAAGATCCCACATCTTTTTGAATTGCATAATAGAATACCATGCAACCCCTTTTGATCGGCCATAATCAGTTGGTATCTTCATACGGACTTCTTCAGCTAGAGCCATGGCTTCTAGGACAGACTCTTGTCCGAAAACAAGACCTTCTCCGTACTGCGTTCCATTACCAACATTGTCATTTAAAAACGCATTATCCAATGTGAATCTCACTCCGTAATACTGTCCAACTTCAGCATTATGCCTAAAATCAGGATCAGCATACTGAGCCACAGCCTGCAATACGTCATAAATACCTCTACGCGTATTTACAGAAACAATAGCCCTATAACTTCCATCCGCAAATTTAGGAATAGCTCTTTGCGTCATATAGTCAACAATATCTCTAATGTTGACATCTGAAGCGTTAGCACTTGCCGTTACTGTTGCCGTACCATTAGTGGTAATAACAGTCACTGCCGTTGTTGAACACACCGCTACGTATTTTGCCAATCTAAATTGATCATGTGCGGCTGAATCTAAAACTTCAATTTGATCTTCCACTAAAGCAGCAGAAGAAATGTTTTCTGGATCAAACTCTGCAAGAGTTTGTAATTTTTCAGTGTAAGGAACGCTATTACCCCATTCCGTAACAACAACCGAATCTTTAACTACTTTCCATTTGTTTTCAGGAATAGTATTTGTTTCGACTAAAGTTCCACCTTTGTTGTCAATCCTTAATCTCTTATCAAAAAATACTGTATCCCCTGCGTTTTTGCCCGTATCTTCTTTAATGTTCACAAACTGTCTGTAAACATACGAAGGAAGAGCTTGTTTTCGTAAACTTTTACTCAATTGGTTATTTGTTAAATGACCACCCGAGCTGTTTACTGCCCATAATTGGCTCATAATTTATCCTTTGTTTAAAAAATCCCCATAGCGTGTTGACGAGCTTTACGTGCGGCCGGACTTGTTGGATCAGGTTCAGGTTCTTTCACAACCTGTCCGCCAACTCCACCACTTGCTTCACTCTGACTTGAAGAAGATTCACCCTCACCTTGAGAGCCGGAAGGAGCAGAAGTATTACCTTCACCTTCACCTTCACCTTCACCTTCTTCGTTACCTTTTGAGGACTTGGTTAATAATGGTGATACTTTTTCTCTTGTCTCTTTAACTGCCTCGTCTACAGCTTCTTGAAAAGGCTTCCCTTGCTGAATAAGCTGATTAGCACGAGCTGAAATAACACCTTCAAATCCTAAATCCATTAAGTCTTTATTCTCAGTCCTAACCTTTTCCGCGTAATTAGTCTGCTTGATGACATTTTCTACGTTAGCCATTGTACTTGCCATAGCAGATTTTTGACCAGAAGATTGAGTTTTTTGGAGTAGGGAAGCAAGTTCCTTTCCTGCTTTCTCAGGATCTTCTTGAGCTAATTCCATTACACGGGCGGCTTCAGCTTCTAATTCAGCTGGAGTAGACCCTTGATTTACTGATTGAGTGGGTGTTTGTGTAGATGTTATACGTTGTTCCAAAGTTGTCTTTTCATTTGTTAGTTGTCCGATATGACGATCTTTATCGGAAATACGCTTTTCATATTCTTCAGTTTGTTTTTTTAACCGCGCATTTTCAGCAATAATTTCTTCCGGTGTAGGAGATTTTACCACTTCTTTTTGTGGTTCTTTTACTTGATTTTGATTATCCATAATAACTTCCTTTGGTTGTGAGGAGCGACTAAACGGTATCCTCAGGTTGATTAAACATTGCATCTTTAAGGCGTTCCTTAGCATCACGCCCAATATCAATATCTGACTGAAACCTCTCAAACACTTCCTGAATAACTTTATATTTAACTTTAGCTTTATCCGATAAATCCCTATCAGTATCTAATATGATTTCCATAGCTTCAGCAGTCATTTCTTTAAAAATATCAACGATATGAGGCCAAGCAGCATGACCGCGCAAAGACTCTAAAGCCTCACCTTTAATCAATTCTCTTTGTTTTTGACGACGCTCTTTTTCTATCTGATTATCTAGCGGCATTTAATTGTCCCCCTTGAGGTCCACCTTGAACACCTTGTTCATCCGGTAAAGCTCCATTTTGTTGCTGCATCAATTCTCTTATCTCTTCCTTACCTCTCAATAATTGTTCATAATCCTCAATATCACTCATAGATAATAATTTCTTCCAAAGCTCATCAATCTTTGTCATTAAAGTTAACTCAGGATGAGACAAAGCATCATTTAAAGCTTGCCTAAGTTGAGCAATAACTTCAAGCTTTTCAGTAAATTGCGTTATACCAACAGCCCTAAAGTTATTCTCCCAATTCTTTTTCCTTAACTCAGATAAATCGATCTTAGAAACCCTCTTAGATCCTTTAACCTTAGCAACACCATCAACAACCTCAATCTCATCTTCTTCATCAAATCCTAAAATATCATCCACCGCTTTCTGAGTAAAAAGCTTAGGATTCGTTATCACACGATAATGCTTACGAATAACATTAATGTAATAATCTCTTTCAATAAACCTCCCAACATCTAAAAACCGCTGATCAATCAACTGAAGCTTTCTCTCAAACTCACCTAAAGTCTCTTCACCTTTAGAACCTCCCAATTCAGGAGAACCTTGAACATTTCTATTAATACCGCTTGCATCCTGATCAATCTGATCAATTAAAGTAATACCATTTAGAACATCATTAATAGCTGAAACAGGCTGACGCTGTATTTTCGCACCATTAATATCTTTCATTTTCCATATAGCCAAAGGTTTATACTTAATACTTGATGGATCTTTAACCTTACTCATATCAACTAAAAGAATATCCATTGAAGATATTTTCAAACTATCAAACCCTAAATTCACACATGAATTAGCAAGATCCTGTAATCCTCTAGTATTCTCCATATACCCAAGACCATAAGAATCATATTTACGCGGTTTAATACGCAACCATTGGAAAGGATAAAACCCGTATTCATTAATATCATCCCGAATTATCCATTTATCATTAATAACAGCTATAACTCTTTTTTCATAAAGCCCTTCATCATTAACAACATCAATCCAATATTCATCCAAATCAATCATCTTGTATTGTCTAGGGACTTCAATATCAGTAGTACCATCAATAGACTTAATTACCATTAAATCATTTTTAGCATTTCCACCGGCAGGATTTTTACCTTCTTTAATCTTCTCTCCCTCATTCTCCATATCTGCAAATATCTGTTCAATATTAGCTTTATTATATAACCCTTTATCCTTCTTAGCTTGAGCGCGCAACCATGCAATATCACGCTCAAATTGATCTATAACGAATCTTCCCTTCTCAATGTCATGCACACCCTTTGGATCAATTAAAACCTGATAGCAGGTACGCCAAGCGTAATTAAAGCCATTCTTATCCGCGTTGACTGTAAACTTCAAAAAACCCGTACCAATATCAACCCCCTCATGCATCACAAACTTATTTTCAAACATAAATGAATCACCCATTAAATTTGCAATAAGCTTAACCAAATCTTTTGCTTGAGGCTTATCATCTTCCTCAACACCTTTAATATCAAAATTATTCCCTCGTCCAAAAACCATCTTATTCAAATAACTATTAGCGATCTCTGATTTCTTAGCTTGCTGAGGTATAAAAACTTTTGTCTGCCAATCTTCTTTCTTAGACCATGAAGAAGGCTGAACACAACGTATCTGACCTTCTATTTCCTGCCATACTGTTTTAAATTTTGTTCGATAATTAAGGCCTGCTTGTTTGGCCTCTAAGAGGTGTGAAAGTAAGGGAGAAATGGATGTTTTATCTTCGATCATATTACCTTTCATTAGATCCAAAAGAAAAAGACAGCGTGTGAAAGTGGCTCACTCACTGTCTTTGTCTAATGGAGAAGAAACTAAAGGCCGCGCAACCTTTAGCTAAGAAAAATTATTTGATGATTACCAACCGCCTCGGCCGCCGGACATCATATCATTAGTTAATGCATTATCCTGTTCCTGTTCTATACGCCAATCATCGACGATCTCATCTTTCTTCATAATTAAATGACGTATGGTATCTGCGAAATGTTTATAGGTCTGTTCAATAACAACTTTATCCTTGACTTCACCGCTTTTATCAACCTTACGTTTATAACGTAGCATAGCTCTTCTATGATTTCTACACTTTTTTTTAATATGTAACTTTGGATGATTTATTGCGTTAACCTGCTGTGTCTTATCATATATCAAATGCTCACGAACACGGCCATGCCCAACTTCTATTCCTGAAGTATCTCCATCATCAAATTCTAAGCCCAACTCAGCTAATTCCTCTTTAGGAGATAACCCTGTATTACCATACGTCTTGTTACCGAAATAAGGATCAATGATACGGAAAAATATACGTTGCCGGCCTTC